AGTTCTGAGCGTGTCTTCTGGCGCTACCGCTGGTGCATACAACTGCTGGATTTCTAGCAAGACTGCTGGAAGTTGCGTAATCACAATTCGCAATCTTTCGGGCGGTTCGCTGGGTGAGGCTTTTGTAATCAACTTTGCAGTTATTCACGTTTTGTAAAACCAAATGGGGGTTAACCACCCCTATCTATAAATATGGTCATCTATCTACGTCACCCGGATCACGGTACAAAAGTGGCTTGCGCTGAAAAGGAAGCTGACTACGACGAGCAAAACGGCTGGGTAAGGTATGATTTGGATGACGTTGAGCCACCTGCCACGGTAAATGAAATGCGGCGTCCCCGTGGCAGGCCGCGAGTTGGGGTTGTTGAACTAGGAGCATAGGTATGACCACATCTGCTGGCGACCAAATTAACGGGGCCATGCGCCTGATTGGAATGCTGGCAGAAGGTGAGACGCCTTCAGCGGCAGCGTCACAGGACGCGCTGTCGGCGATGAACCAGATGATTGACTCATGGAACACTGAGCGATTGTCAGTATTCTGCACCCAAGATCAAGTATTCACTTGGCCTGCAAGCGTTCGCAGCCGCACGCTAGGCCCGACTGGTGATTTTGTAGGCAACAGGCCAATCTTGATGGATGACGCTACCTATTTCAGGGATGCGGCTACCAATGTCAGCTACGGCATCAAGATCATCAACCAGCAGCAATACAACGGTATTGCTGTTAAGACGGTGACCAGCACTTACCCGCAGGTTCTGTGGGTCAACATGACGTATCCCGACATTGAGATGTACGTCTACCCGGTGCCACTGCGTCCGCTGGAATGGCATTTTGTTTCGGTTCAAGAACTTACCCAACCGGCAGTATTGGCGACTACGTTGTCGTTCCCGCCAGGCTACCTGCGAGCTTTTAGGTTCAATCTGGCCTGTGAGATTGCCGCTGAGTTTGGCGTCGAGCCAAGTCCACAGGTGCAACGGATTGCTATGACCTCCAAGCGCAACATCAAGCGCATCAACAACCCTGACGATGTAATGGCAATGCCCTACGGCATAGTCGCCAATCGTCAACGCTACAACATCTACGCCGGGAACTTTTAATCATGACTACCGTTGCCATCTCCGGTCTGCCCGTTGCTACCGTCATCAACGCTGCCGACATTGTTCCGTTTGTCCAAGCTGGCACAACCAAGAGCATCAGCAAGACCCTGTTGTTCACCAGCCCCACAATGGTAACGCCAGCGTTGGGTACGGTTGCCAGTGGCGTCATTTCAGCTTGCACCAGCACCGGCATGGTCATGGTGACGCCTGTAATCGGTGCAGCCACCGGGACTAGCCTAGCAGCAACTGGTGCAGTCACATCATCTGGCACTGCTGGCGTAGGCTACGCAACAGGCGCTGGCGGGGCAGTTACGCAGTTGACCAGCCGCACCACAGGTGTGACGCTTAACAAGACCACAGGCGCAATCACACTGTTTAGCGCGGCAGGCACAACTACTGCGGCGACTTTTACTGTGACCAACAGCACGGTGGCCGCTACCGATGTGATCATCCTGAACCAAAAGTCAGGAACTGACCTGTACGACTTGATGGTTACAGCAGTGGCGGCAGGAAGTTTCAACATCACATTCCGCACCACTGGCGGCACGACCACGGAAACGCCGGTCTTTAACTTTGCCGTTATCAAAGCAGTAGCTGCGTAATGCACACGCCCATCCTTGGTTCGGCCTATGTTGCGCGTAGCATCAACGCTGCAAACAACAGGATGGTCAACCTGTTTCCAGAGGCCATTCCAGCAGGAGGGCTTGAGGCTGGGTTTTTGAACCGGGCGCCGGGGCTGGAGTTTTTGCAGACTGTAGGCACCGGCCCCATCCGGGCGCTGTGGGCGCACCAGACCAATGGCAGTGACTTCTATGTGGTGTCAGGCCAAGAGGTCTACAAGCTGACCGGCTTGACGGCTACACCGACTTTGCTTGGCGCGGTGTCAGGCACCGGCCCGGTATCCATTGCGGACAACGGCACTCAGATTTTCTTTGCCTGCAACCCTGACGGCTACATCTACAACGAGGTCACCAACGTATTCGCGCAGATCACAGACCCAGACTTTGCTGGCGCTGTGACAGTGGCATACCTTGATGGCTACTTTGTCTTCAACCAGCCTGACAGCCAGATTATTTGGGTGTCGCAGCTATTGGACGGGTCTTCAGTTGACCCACTGGACTTTGCATCTGCTGAAGGCTCACCAGACGGTGTGGTTGGGCTTATCTCTGATCACCGGCAACTGTGGGTGTTTGGCACCGACTCGGTTGAGGTCTGGTACAACTCTGGAGATGCAAACTTCCCCTTAACCCGCATCCAAGGGGCTTTTAACGAGATTGGCTGCATATCTGCGTACTCTATAGCCAAACTGGACAACGGCCTGTTCTGGCTAGGTACAGACGCCCGTGGGCAGGGTATCGTATACCGCGCTAACGGCTACACCGGCACGCGCATCTCTACTCACGCGATTGAGTACGCTATTGCTCAGTACGGCAACATCTCAGACGCTATTGCGTACACTTACCAGCAAGAAGGTCACGCCTTCTACGTGCTGACATTTCCGTCTGGTAACGCCACTTGGGTCTACGATGTGGCTACCCAAGCCTGGCACGAACGTGCTGGTTTTGACAACGGCCTGTTTATGCGGCACCGCAGCAATTGCCAATGCAACTTTGGCGGCAACATCATTGTTGGCGATTTTGAGAACGGCAACCTTTACAGGTTTGACCTAGACGTTTACGCTGACAATGGCGGCATTCAAAAGTGGTTGCGCTCTTGGAGGGCGCTGCCACCTGGCGAAAACAACTTCAAGCGCACGGCGCACCATACGCTGCAACTCAACGCTGAGACAGGCGTAGGACTTGGAGTTACGCCAGGTCAAACTGCTGACGGCATACTTACCGAGTTAGCAAACGTCCCGCCAGCAGGGCCAAGTTACCAACTTGTTGCTGAGTTTGATTGGGAGTATTTGGCAACTGAATCTGGCGATGAGCTTACAACCGAATCCGGTGATGGTTTTCAATCCTTGGTGACGTTTGCCTACACCGGGCCTGATACGGCTGGCGCTGAGATTGTCACTGAAGAATTCCTTGCAACGCCGGGGTATGACCCGCAGTGTATGTTGCGCTGGAGCGACGATGGCGGTCATACTTGGTCAAACGAGCATTGGGCCAGCATGGGGCAGATTGGTGAGTACGGCTACCGCACGTTCTGGCGTCGGCTGGGCATGACGCTCAAGCTGCGTGACCGGGTGTATGAGGTCAGCGGCACTGACCCGGTAAAAGTCAGCATCATGGGCGCTGAGTTGGTGCTGAGTCCAACAAAGTCTTGATATGGCAAACATCACTCAGATTCCCGCACCTCGCGTCCCGCTGCTAAACGACCAGACGGGCGCGGTGTCAATGGAGTGGTTTCGCTGGTTTAACAACGTCTACACCATCACAGGCGCTGGCCTTGGCATTACGCCAATTATTAACGGCGGCACGGGTCTTGGCACTATCCCAACCAACGGCCAACTATTGATTGGCAACGGCACTGGCTACACATTGCGGACGCTGACAGCCAGCACGGGCATTACCGTAACCAACGGCGCAGGCACCATCACAGTGACCAACAGCCTGCCCGACTTGACGGTAGTGCTGACGGGCGCAGGCACAACGGTAGTGACCGGGACGTATCCCAACTTCACCATTACCAGCAACGATGCGTTTGTAGGCACGGTGACTAGCGTGGGCGGTACGGGTACGGTCAACGGTATTACGCTGACAGGCACGGTAACTACGTCAGGTAATTTGACGCTTGGCGGTACGCTCAGTGGGGTGAGCCTGACAACTCAAGTTAGCGGAACTCTGCCAATAGCTAACGGCGGCACTGGTACAACGGCTACGACTTTTGTTGATCTTACAACCAATGTATCTGGTATCCTCCCTGTAGCCAATGGGGGGAATGGATTAGGCGCAGCGTACACAGTAGCAACCCTGCCAGCAGCCGGTACACAAGGCCGCAGATCGTGGGTGACAAATGCCCTAGCGCCTGTATTCCTAGCTGCCCCTGTTGGTGGCGGTGCGGTGGTTTGCCCGGTGTTTGACAATGGCACGGCCTGGGTGGTTGGGTAACAAGGAGAACGATTATGGGTTGGGCACAATTAATAGGTGGCGCGGCGGGATATTATTTTGGTGGGCCAGCAGGCGCTGCTGCGGGTGCAGCCCTTGGCGGCGGTCTTGATGAGGCTACTGGCGGTGGGGCGACGGGTGCGGCTCGTGAGGCTGCTAATGCAGCCAATGCTCAATCGTCCGAAGCATTAGCACTGCAACGGCGGATGTACGAGGAAGGCGTTGCTAGGCAGCAGCCGTTCTATCAAGCAGGTGTCAATGCGTTACCCGGCTATTTGAAAGGCATTGCCCCCGGCGGCGAGTATGTTCGCAACTTTACGATGGCCGACTTCAACGCAGACCCAGGCTATGCGTTTCGGTTGTCAGAAGGCCAAAAGGCACTTGACCGGCAAGCTGCTGCCCGTGGCAATTTAATTTCTGGTAGTGCTTTGAAAGCCGCCCAACGCTATGGGCAAGACATGGGTACGCAAGATTATGGGCGAGCGCTGCAAGATTTTTATAGCCGACAAGATGTTGCGCGGAATGCTAATGCCAATGTAGTTGGCTATGGGCCATCTGGCGCTACTAGTCAAAATGCTTTGGCGACTAATTTTGGAAACGCAGCGTCTACAAATTTGATCAACCAAGGCTATAACACTGCCAACGCCGGGTTGGTTGGAGAGAACGCTATGCGGTCAGCCTACGGCAACATTGGAAAAGCCTTTGGGTCTGGTGGCTTTGACAGCCTAGTCAGTGGTTTCTATGGCCCCGGCCAATACAACCGAAGAATGGGCGTTGACTTTACAGACCCATATAACTACGGTTAAGGACATATTATGGCACTTAATTTCGGAGTTCTTGACCAAGGTGGCCCCTCAAATTTCTTTGAGGGCTATTCTCAAGGCCAAGAAAAAATGCAGGCCAATGAAATGGCCCGGCAAAGAGCAGCGCAAGCCCAGCAAGAGTTTGGTATGCGCCAGCAGGAGTTTGCCGCTGGGCAGGCGGATAAGCAACGGGCTGCTAAAGCTGCCATGGTTACGCAAAGAACAGCCGCTGCCCGTGATGCGCTGCTCCGCGCCCCTAATCCAGAAGCTGCGCGTGCCATTGTCCGGGCGCAACACGCAGACCCATATCTTGGGCCAATTAGAAGCCAATTTGGTAGCCTTGAAGCAGATTTGGCTGAAGTTCCTGATGAGCCTACTGCGTTTCAACGCTACTTGCAAAGAGAAGCACAAGGCGCTGACAAATTTATTGAAAGTCAAGCGTCTGAGCAAGGGTTTCAAAACCTTTTGGCAAGAGTAAAGGGTGGCCCATCTGGCGTTGATGCTGCGGGAATGAATATGCCTGCTGGCCCTCAGCCTAGCGGCGCGGTAACATCTCCAGTACGCACCAACCAAATGATGCCAAGCCAAAATCAGACTAACGCAATGGTTGCGCCTGCAATTGGTGGCAGAACACCTCAAGAAATAGCTCGTGAGATTGACACACTTAGCGAGTCATCTGACCCCCGCGCAAAAGCAATGGTAGCCCGGTTGTCAAAAGAGTATGAGGCATCTCTAAAAGTTGCTAACCCTACGATGTCAGATCGTTTTGTGCCGGTAGGGCGGCTAGTGTTTGACCGTCAGACGCAACAATACATTTCACCATCACAAGCGCAGTTGGAGAAATCGCAAGAACGCGCGCCTTCAGCGGCGCCAGCAGCACGACCAGCAGAAGTAGCGGCACAACTCAAGCCGCTAACTGCTGTGCAAGAAACCAAGCGTCGAGACACGCTTGGAAAAGAATTTAAATCCGCTACTTCAGCACTCCAGACCACGCAAGATGTTCTTGATTCAATAGCGTTTGTAAAGTCTGAGCCTGGTTTGTCTCGCGCAACTGGATTTACGGGCATGTTGCCATCTTTTCCTGAAGGCGGCGCTGCTTCTGCTGACGTAAGATTAGCCAACTTAAAAGGCAAAGTTACTGCGCTTGGTAAAGCTGCTGCTGCATCTAGCGGCGCTATTGGATCAATTGCTAACCAGGAATGGAAAATTCTTTCTGATCAAATTGCAAATGTTGACCCCGTAAAAGGCGTGAGGCCGCTTTTAAGTCAGTTAGATTTGATTGAACAGCAAGCACAAGGTGCTATGAGTCGCATCCAAGATGCCTACCAACGGCAATTTGGCGAAGATTTTGAAAGGTTTCCTCAGTTTTCTAATCTTCCTCCGCCAAAATCAGCAATTAAGGCCAAGACGCCTGCGGCTGCTGCGGCTCCACAAGGTACTGGCGGGTTCAAATATCTTGGTAAAGAAAGCAAATAATGGCTACTAAATACCGTGTTCAAGGCCCGGATGGCGCGGTTCATGTGTTTGAAGGGCCAGATGATGCAACGCCTGCTCAAGTTGAATCGTTTGCTGCTCAGACATTTGGCGCTGCACCAGCACAGCCTAAATCTCTTGTAGAACAAATACCGGGCTATGGCGGGCCAGTTCCTGCGGCCACGGCTCGGCAAGACTCTGCACCAACCCGCAGGCAGGCAATTGCGGAATTTATAGCGCCTACTGTTGAAGCTTTGGGTGCTGTTGGCGGTGGCACGTTAGGCATACCCGCTGGCCCTGCGGGCATGGTTCTTGGGTCTGGCGCTGGTTATGCAGGCGCTAAAGAACTTATGCGTCTGGCCGCAGGCAACGCTGCGCCCGAAACGCTGCCTGAGTCCGCTGTTCGTCAAGCAAAAAATGTACTTGTGGGTGCATCTGAAGAAGCTGCGGGTCGAGGTCTTATCGCGCCGGTAATTGGCAAAGGAATGGAATACGCCAGTAAGTTGTCAAACATCAAACTGGATACTTACCTTAAAGCCATTGGCAACAAAGGCGACGACATTGTTAACGCATTAAGGGGTCGATCTTCAGCCGTTCCTGGCGCTGTCCCAACAGCAGGCGAAGTTGCAGCGCCAGCGGGCAGCACGGGGTTTTCTACGCTACAAGCTAAAGCGTTAGAAGTTCCTGCCATGACTGACACTTATGCCGATATGGCGGCGCAAACAAATCAAGCACGGTTGGCTCAACAAACTCGCGCTGAAGCGAAGTTCAAATCTTCCGCAGATAGGATCAAACAGCAAATTGACAGAGGCTTAACTTCGGTAAGCCAACGTGATGCAGGGCAAACTTTGCTCAATGCGGCCAAGGCTGAACAACAAACGGCCAAAGCAACAATTACCGAACCTGCGTACAACCGAGCGTTTGCGGCGGCTGGAGATGCCAAGATTAACGTCACAAATGTGATCGACGAGGCCGAATCTATTTTGGGCCGTAAGTTATCCACATTTGACCCAAGCACCGCGCCATCAACAGTCTCTAAGCTGCTTTCTTTACAACCCCCCGCGCCTGTAGCAAAACCTATTGGTTCTGGCTTAGTGGCGTCCCGCATAAAAACAGCTATGCCTTCAAGGCCTGCGCCTGAAGTTACGTTGGCAGAACTTGATGACGTTCGCAAAGCCATCAACGCTGATATTGCGTCAGCAGCTAGGTCTAGCGATCCGTCTGCCGCTGTTACGCTTCGTAATTTAGGCAAGCTGCACAGCGCAATTGATGACGCCGTTAACGGCAGTTCCACATTGCCTGCGGATGCAAAAACGCTTTACAAAGACGCGCTGGACACATACCGCACAGAATACGCGCCTAAATTTAAGACAGGTGTTAATGCAAATCTGTTTAAACAAACTTCGCTTAACGAACCTCGGCTTAATCCTGACGACGTAATCAAGACTTACTTTCAGCCTAAAGGTGAACGGGAAGCCCAGCAGTTTGTGACGATGTTTGGTAAAAACGCCGACGCAACTCGCGTAGCACGGGCAGGCATTGAAGATTTGTACCGCAGAGAGGTTACAGACGCAGCAGGCCGGGTAACACCAGAATCACACGCCAAATTTTTGAAAAAGTACGCTGATCCAATTCGCATTTTGGATGGTGCGGGCATGAGTCTTAGCCCTCGGTTGGACGCAGTAGTTAAGGACGCAGCGCGATTGGCAAAAATTGAGTCACTTGCAGCAGCCAGCCAAAACAAACTGGCACCGCCATTGCCTTCGGGTTCAAACGCGCTGGCGGTTGACAAACGAATCTCTGAGTTGACTAAAGGGCTTACACCCCAGCAACTGTCCCATGTAAACGCGGTTCGTGATGATTTGTTGCGCGAAGGAAGTTATCAGCGTCTTGTTGACGCAGGGGCAAAAACAAACATAACAGTGCGCGGGCTAGGAACTGAAACAGGCCGCGAAATGGGTTTGCCATTACCTAATTTTTTATCTGTCCCAATCACAATTTTTAACAATACGTTTAAGAAATTAGCTCTTAGGATGGACGACAAAATTGCAATGGAAATTGCGCGTGAAATGACCAGCCCGTCTAAGGCCGCTGATATGGTAGAGTCCGCCATGCTTTTGCGTCGGGGACGCGAAATCAATCAAGCGCCTGAATTTTATGGTCGTGCTGCCGCGCAATTTGGCAACGAATTGTCACGACGCGCTGAACCTATGCAACAGAACCAAAACGCCATGACGCAGTAGGAACACATATGTACTACCTCAATGCTTTCAACGAGATGCTGCGTAAGCGTCGGCAGCAAAACAACATGATGAATGGCGGTGGGCAGGACTACCCAAGCAGAGATTACGCTAGGCCGTCTGGGACAGATGCACTTGGACTAGGCCCAGCGCAGGATCGGAATGCCTTTAGGGATACGCTTAACAGTATGTCTCCTATGTCGCAATTTGCTATGGGCATGGTTCCTGGCATTGGCACAGCGTTCAACATTGGAAGGTTAGCTAACGCAGGTCAGCTCGCCTACGAGTCTTCGCAGCTTGCGCCAAGTCGGGACGCTAGGGAGCGGGCGCAAGATCAGTTTAGGGCGTCTGAAATAACAGACATGAATGCGCCTTCATATTCTGACGACAGCATGGACAGGCTATCGTTTAACACGCCCGTCAGTTCGCCGGTAGCGCCGCAGTCTTCACTTTTGGGCCAAGACTTATCCCCTATGGCTCCCGTCGCTTTTAGCTCGCCGGTAGCGCCGCAGTCATCACTTACCAGTGAGGCTTTGGCTCCTATGGCTCCCGTCGCTTTTAGTTCGCCGGTAACGCCACAGTCATCACTTACCGGAGAATCTTTGCCTAACATGGCTGGTAATTTTGGCAACTCTTATGGCGGCTCGGACAACATGGGAAACACGGGTAATTTTGGCGGCGTTACTGGCGGTGCAGACACAATGGGCTTTGGTGGAACGTATGCCCACGGCGGCATGGTAGACGCCCGTCACCTCAAAGGCCGCGCTCCTGCTCCAGACGACGGCTACGGTGCTTTACAGGGCGGTGAGTACGTCATCACCAAGGCGGCGGTAGAGAAGTACGGCAAGCGCCTGCTGGATGCTATCAACAACGGGACATTCCGATGACTGACGATGATTTCAAACGCCTGGAAAGCAAGGTTGACAAGCTGACCGATGCTGTTGGCAAGTTGATTTTGTTTGAGGAACGCCAAGCCACCCAAGGCGAACGCATTGGTAACGTGGAAGTCAAGATTGGCATCCATGAATCTGCATTGCAGCGCGTTGACCGCAAGATAGACCAGTGGGTAAATCGTGGTGTTGGCGTCTGGGCAGCAGCAGCTATTGTCTATTCACTTGTCCAGTTCTGGAAGAAATGATTGACCTTACAAAAGCCATAGGAGCCGTTGCAGCAAGCATCGCGGCAATCGGTGGGGGCTACACCCTTGCCGACAAGTTTGGATGGTTTGACAGGGCCATTCTTGAGTGG